GGCGACACGGATGTGTACAAGGTGTACTGGGATGGGAAGTTGAGTCCTGAGGAGAAGGAGTGGACGCGGGATGTGAAGCGGCAGTACAACTTTGAGGTCAACAGTCGGCAGATTGCTTGGTGGAGATGGAAACTTGCTGAAGGGATTAAAGATGATGCGTTGATGTATCAGGAGTTTCCTCCGACGGAGGACTATGCGTTTGTCATGACGGGCAGTTCGTACTTCAGTAATGCACGTTGTACGGATGCGATGAAAGCGGCAAAGAAGGCGGAGGTGGATTATTACCGGGTAAGTCTTGGGCAGGTGTTTGTGGACACGGAGTTGTTGCGCAGTACTGAGCGTTTGGCGACGATGAAGGTGTGGCAGGAACCGGAGGTGAATGGGTATTATGTGATTGGTGCCGACCCTGCGTATGGGAGTTCGGATTGGGCGGATCGGTTTTGTATTCAGGTGTACCGGGCGTATGCGGACGGGTTGGATCATGTGGCCGAGTTTGCGACCAGTGAGTTGAATACGTACCAGTTTGCCTGGGTGATTTGTTACTTGGCGGGTGCTTATCGGAACAGCACCTTGAATCTGGAGGTGAACGGTCCTGGGCAGGCGGTGTTGAACGAGTTGAAGAATCTGAGACGGCAGGCGTTTTCGGTGAAGGAGAGTTACGGGACTGGGTTGGCGGCAGTGTTGAGCAACATGCAGCATTACCTGTGGCGGCGTAACGACACGCTGGGCGGCCCGACGATGTCTTTGGGATGGCAGACGACGATTGCCACCAAGGAACGGATGATGAGTTACTTCAAGGATCTGTTTGAGCGTGGCATGATGAAGGTCTACTCGGTCGATTTGCTTGAGGAGATGAAAGCGATTGTGAGGGACGGATCGAGCATTCATGCGTATGGCAGGAACAAGGATGACCGGGTGGTGGCAAGTGCGCTGGCGTGTGCTGCGTTTGCGGAACAGGTGCAGCCGAGGTTGATTCAGATGCGGGTGACGCGTGCTACAGTAAAAGAGCAGCAGGACATTGCACCCGAGTCGCAGGTGGTGGGTCGGCAGATCAACAACTACCTTCAGCAGATTGGCATTGAAACTCATGCAGGACGAAGACTTCAGTAAGCGGGAGTTGATGCGGCTCATCGACCGGGTGTTTGACGATCCACATCCGGGCATCAGCGTCAACCTGTTTGCGGATTTGTGTGGCATCTCAAGCCACTATTTCCGGGATGTGTTCCTGCGCAAGGAGGTGCCCTTGAGTGCCAGCCTGCAACACCGTGCAAGCAAGGCATACCGGGCGCTGCTTCGAGGTGAGACGGTGCAGAAACGCTTCCGCCTGGGGCGTGAGGAGATCGAGTACCGCAAAGATCCCAAGCCTGCCTTGCGCCGGGAAACCCGGATTGTGTTCACGCCCGACGGTTTCAAAGTACACTCCGCAGTGCGCAACAAGTATGACTACCGCATCCTGCGACTGGATGAACAAATGGAGAGCATCAATGGCCGTCGTGCATGATTACAAATGCGCCGTGCATGGATTCTTTGAGAGCAGCGAAGGCGTGTGCCCACACGGGTGTGAGGAGGTGCAACTGGTCTTCCTGCAACCCGTGTCTATGAAGTCGGATCGCACCAAGCACGCCGACACCACACTGCGCACCCTTGCAAGCGACTTCAAGATGACGGACATCAAGTCATCCCGCGAAGGCGATCACCAGCAACACGCCTTGCTTAAGGCGAACAACCGCAACTTTGGCGTACAGTGGGGCAATCCTGCACAGATTGGACAGTTTGACCTGCGCTCCATCAAGGGCGAACAGGTGCAAGGACTTGCGTCCATCCGGGATTCTGGCGTACCCTTGCCGCATCTTCGTCCGGCAGTCGTCGTGCGTGATCACGAAAACCTGAAAGTGCCGACATGAAAATTCCCGTCGAACCGCTGGAGCGCGAGGCGTTCTACAACCAGATGGCGACCAAGTGCATGGTCAGCATCCAGGAGCGGCGTGCAGACTACCAGACCTTGCGGTCGTTCTTCCTCTTTGGCAGCGGACCCGACGAAGCACCCGCACACTACAACAAGATCTACCCCCACATCGACCAGCTCGCGTCGTTTCTCTACTCCGCAGAAACCACCCGGTTCAGCATCTCCATCGGCGCGTCGGTCCCCAAGACAGAGCATTCCAAGGTGCCCGTGCTCAGTCAGGCACTCAACGACGAATGGCTTAACTCGAACGCCGATCAGATGTTCAGTCAGGCACTGAACTGGTCACTGTGCTACAACACCACCTTCATCAAACTGGTCTACAACAAAGGCATCCACCCCTATGTCGTGGAACCCGGACAGGTTGGAGTGCTCCGCGAAGATATCTCGAACACCGACCGGCAGGAAGCTATCTGCCAAAGGTACTACATCACCAAATCCGAGTTGTACTCCAGACTGTACAACCACCCGCGCCGGGAAGAAATTGTCAAGCGCGTGACCGCCAATGAGAAGTCGCAGGCCGACATGCCCGAAGGCGTCGAACGCCTCATCATGTCGCAGGTCAATCCCACCATCTACGGCAACGTCAACCTCGACCTTGGCGGCATCTCACGCTACAAACCACGCGTGGCCGAAGACTTGGTGGAAATGCGCGAACTCTACCTCTGGAACGACAAGATCGATGACTACCAGTTCGTCACCATTGCCGATCCAGACGTGGTCATCTATGACCGGGAGATGGCCTCGGTCTACCTCAAGGGCGAAGTGCCGCTCATTCAGGTGTGCCCCAACCCGCAATATGACTACTATTGGGGCATGTCCGAGGTAGCACGCCTCGTGTTCTTGCAGCAGATGCGCAACAAACGCATGTCCGAAATCCTCGATTTGCTCAACAAGCAAGTCTCACCGCCGACCGCGTTGATCGGCTTCCTTGGCATCCCGGACGAGAAGAATTTCGCCTTGAACCGTGCCGGTGGACTCCTCTACAGCGATCAGCCGAACGCGAAAGTGGAGCAACTCGCACCTAGCATTCCCAACGATCTATTCCGCGAAATTGGCGAAATCGATGCAATGTTTGCAGAAGCCTCCGGCATCGTGTCGGTGTTGCAGGGACGCGGCGAAACCGGGGTGCGCAGCGCTGGACACGCCTCACAACTGGCCCGCATGGGATCAAGCCGCGCCAAACGCCGCGCTTTGGTCATTGAAGATGCGCTCGAAAAAGTGGCAACGATGTACCTGAAACTCATGCGCCGCTATGAGGATCGACGCTACGAAGACACGAACGGCACACCGTTCATTGCCGAGCAGTTCACGCCCGACTTCGTGGTCAAGGTCGATGCACACTCAAACTCTCCCATCTTCATGGAAGACACCCGCGAGTTGGCGTTCAATCTCTTCAAGGCACAAGCCATCTCCAAGGAAAGGTTGATTGACTTGCTCGAACCACCTATGAAACAATTGCTGAAGGACGATCTCAAGAAGATGTCCGAACCCGCAGCAGACGCTGCACTACAGGGGGTTGCATAGATCATGAAACAAGCGTATGGTTCCGCTGGGGATCAGCCCCGCATGACCCAGAAGTCGTTAGCCAAAGCGGCCCGTGCTCCAAAAATGACGTTCTCACGCAATGCCATCCAGCGCGGGAGTCGTCCAGTCGATAACCGAATGTCGTCACGTTAGGAGTTGCAAATGTACGCACGCAAGATGATGCGCGGTCGCAAGACCCGTCGTTGACAGCAGCAACGGGTATGGCTGCTTGCCCGAGCAATCAGGTGGCCGCGCCAAGATAGGAGAACATCATGGCACGCAAAGGACGCAAAGGCCGTCGGAAGTGATTCCGCGCTCTCTCGGGGGAGGGAGTCGAAACTATCCCCTCTGTTTTGACCCAATTTGAGTGAAAAAACATGGGCGTACCTTCGGACAAGTTGATGGAAGTGATGCGTGGCGGGCAACCAACACCCCCTGCACCGGTGGAAGAACCGCCCAAACCCGCGCTATCCGGGGCAGAAACACCCCCGATGGGTGCGCCGATGCTCACGCCGGAAGACAAGAAGGGCGATCAGGCGAGCGCCAAAGTCAATGTGCAGATGGCGATGGACCTGATGCAGCAGGCACTGGTGGCTTTCGGGGCAGAATCGGTGGAAGGCAAAAAGATTCTGGATGTGCTGTCGTCGCTTGCCCGCGTTTTTGGCGAGACCGGAGGCAGAACACGCGAGTTGATCCCCGCAGAAATCATGCAGATGATACAATCCTTGCCGCAAACCGGTGCTGCTTCGCCTGCGATGCGTTCTTTGGCGGCTGCGCCTGTGCAAGGACTCAGTTCACCTCCGTTACCTATCTAGGGAGATTGTTATGGATCTTTTCAAACCACGCGGTGCGCAAACCATCCGCCGTCCTCTGGATGACAAGAAAGAGAACGGGCAGATTGTCAACCCGCATCGCTTCAGCAAGTTTGGCGGCTTTTCCGACGCAGCCAAAGGCGGTAGCAAGAACAACATGAACTTGTCCAACCCGGGTGACACCAAGAAAGTCATCTGATCGGACCTAGGGGCTAAACATGTCACTCGAAAACCTCTCCGATGGCGACATCCGGGAACTTGCACTGCTTGCCAAAGAGCTGCACGACAACCCAACCACGCGTGCGGATGCGCTGCGCCTTACCAAGAAGATCCGGCAAGATTTGCCGATTCCCGAAATCGAGATCCAGGACCGGATGGAAACCACGCGCCAGCACATGCAGAGCAAGATCGACTCGCTCGAAGCAAAGTTGCGGGAGCGCGACGCCCGTCAAGTGTTGGATGAGCGCCGCAACCGGCTGAAGAGTTTGGGCAAGGTGCAAAGCGACGAGGAAGTCAAACAGGTCGAAAAGATTATGATCGAGAAGAGAATTGCGGATCATGAGACGGCGGCAGACTACTTCAACTGGATGAAGCAGGCGGAGTCGGTGGACAAACCCACGCCGATCTTTCAGGGCGCTCCGGTGTTGAACAACTGGGACTTGAAGAACTTCTTCAAGAACCCGCAGAATGCTGCGCGTGATGCTGCACAACAGGCACTGACCGAGTTGCGGCAACCGCGCAGACCGATTGGACTCTAGTAGGGGCTACGTTTCTTAAAGGAAATCAATCATGCCTATTGGTGGCGGTATCATCCCAGCCAGCGGCACAAGTCAGTACAACGAACTGACCTATGTGACGCGTCGGGCGTTCATCCCCAAGTTGATCGTCCAGATTTACAACTCAACCCCGTTGATGGCGGCTTTGCTTGCCAACAGTCAGACCGCATCGGGTGGTGTCTCTTCGGTCACGGTGCCAGTTCAGGGTGCGCAGTTTGTCAACGCACAATGGTCGGACTATTCGGGATCGTTTGCGCAACCGTCGGTACAGCAAGGTGCCTACAACGCCGAGTGGAATCTGAAGCTCATGATTGCGCCGGTTCCATTCCTCGGGATGGAAGGTGCGGTGCAGCAGGACTACGCGATCATCCCGTTGATCGAGGCGCGGATGAACGATTGCACCAACGTCATGATGGATGCGATGGCAACCTCCGCGTACACGGATGACGGCACCAACACCCAGAGATTCACAGGTCTTCCCATCGCTGTGGATTCCGCAGGCACCTATGCAGGGTTGAACCGCTCCACCTATAGCTGGTGGGCATCGAGCGAATACGCCGCAGGCTCGGTCAATCCGACGCGGCAAAACGTCCTTCAGTACATCAGCGGTACGGTGAAGAAATCAGCAGAAATGCCGACGTTTGGCGTGTGCGGTTTCGGAACCTGGACGCTGCTCGCGCAGGATTTTGTGGGGCAAGAGACCTACATGATCACGCCCGGGTCGAACTTCGCAACGGGGGAAGAAGGCCCGACTTCGGCATTCCGCGCATTGATGGTGGCAGGCATTCCGATCTATCCCGACCCGTACTGCCCGGAAGGCACGCTCTACCTGCTCAACAGCAACTACCTGTCGCTCTATGTACACAACCAAGCACAGTTTGCCTTTACCGGGTTCGAGTCCACGCTCCCGAACTGGCAGATTGGCTATGTCGGAGCGGTCTTGACCATTGCCGAAATTGTCAGCACCAAGCCTAAGTCGATGACAAAGGTGACGGGCTACAACTCGCTTACGCTCTAGGAGGACATCATGGCTCTTGGTCTACCGAAACTCATTCTTGCGTCCAGTTCGCCGAACGCGGACACTGCGGGTGCTTACCTTGATGCAACCACGCTGAGTGTCGCCGCAAGTGGCACAACGCTGGTCCCGGCAGGGATGTATCTGTTCCAACCCAATGCCACCATCAAAGTACAGACGACGTTTAACAATTCGCCAACGTGGACCGACACCATTGCGGCCAACGTCGGTGGCGTGTTGTTCTCGGACGGTATCAATGTACGGCTTTCCAACACAAGCACGGCGGCGGCTGCGACGTTGCAACTGGCAACAATCAACGGCGGCCTTGAGGTCACCGGCACTTACAACGCAACGTGAGGTGAAGCATGGATGGTAATCGCGTTGCCAATGAATTGCCGACACGGTTCGGAGGAATCCTGCTTGGCAGTCTGATTGGAGCAGACTTCAACAGTACGTCGGATCAGCAGATCGTGATGTACGACGCGCCTGCGAAATTCATTCTGCGCAGGATTGTCGT